CCTGCGGCCGATCGGCGCTGACCCTCCGACCAGGGGGGCCCTATAGGCGCACATGTCCGTCGGGATCGCAGCGCCAGCGCTTCTTCCGATGCTGATCCGCGTGGCACTCATCGCACAGCGCCATCAGGTTCGCATGGTTCAGCGTGATCGCAGGGTCCGCCAGGTTGTCCGACGTGATCGGCTGCCTGTGATGGACCTGCGTCGCAGGTCTGATGATTCCTTTCTTCCGGCAGACCTCACACAGGCCTCCCTTTGAATTAAGAAACGACCGTCGGCAATTCCGCCAGGTCCATGAAGCGTAAAACGCTTCGATCGCCGGGTCCTTGTTCACTGAAATCTCTCCTTTAAGCATTGGCTCATCAGCTCCCACCGCGGCCACTTTCGTTCGGATGAACCACCCGCCGCCGAGGAAGGAGAGAAAACCCCGGAGGCACCCGCAAAGCTGAGGCAAAACAAAACACCCAGGAGCATGTCCGACCCCTGGGTGCTACTTTGCACGGTACCATTATATCATAGGGTCAAAGCACATTCTGCAATCTTTGTCATATGAATTTAATTTCCTTAATTTATTCGTTTCATGCAATCCCAACAAATGTATTTTGATGTGTGTTTTCCGTCCTTCCATCCGGTTACAATGCGGACCCATTGCCACCGGCCACATCTTTCACAAATCCACCAAACTGATCCGGTTGCCGATCCTTCAGCTGATCTCATGGTACCTCCATAATCCGCTTATATTGCGAACTTAATTGCAACTAATTTGCTTTTGGTTGCAATTAGGTTGCAATTTGCCGACCTCGGCAAAATGGTTCGCTTATATTGCGAAGTTTCATTACCCTAAAGGGTCTGCATCGTATTTCTGCATTTCGGTCAACTCGTCTTCTTCATCCTCAAATTCTGTCTTATAACTTGTAAACCGTGACCCGGCTTGCTCTACTGCTTCAATCAATCTGTCTTCGATGTCTTCAGCGGTTTCCCCATCCTTCATCGGAATTGTGACCGTCATGTCAAAGAACCGAATAATCTTTCCCATTGTCATCCTCCAATTTAGTTAAAGCGTCATTTTACTCAACTAACTCCGGTCATTCCGGTACTTCCAAATGCTCCTATATAGTTACCTTAACGATTCGATATACGCCGTCCTCAATCGGTTCACATGCTGCCGGCTGAGGTCCATCAGGTCGCCGATCCCTTCATCCGTCCAGCCCAGTGCGTAATAATTCCTGACGATCAACATGAGCCGCCGGTCGTCGATCGCGTCCATGATCGCCTCGAACTGGCCCACCATCTCCCGGAGCTCCGCACACTTCGTCTCGATCTTGTCCAGCACCTCATCCGTGTCTGCCCGCTGGAGCGCAGCTGCTTCCGGATCATTCGTCCCCCGCGGCATCCCCGTCAGCTGGACGGCGTGCACCGGCTTCGGCCCTCCGATGAACTGATTCAGGAACTTGCTCTGCCGCTCCAGGGTCTCGATCTCGATCACGATCTCCCTGTAATTCTCCAAGAGCTCCCGTTTGGTCATAATCATCCCTCCCATGAGAACAGGATCGCGATGGCGATCGTGAAGAAAACAGCCAGGAAGATCCCGATATAGTACATCCGTTCGTCATCCGACATTTTCCACACCCCGCTTCCTTCTCTGGACATAACAGCAGAACTTTTCCTTTGTGATGTACCTGGCTCCGCAGATCTCGCACTCCCGGATGCGCTTCATGCCATCCTCATACGGCCTTACCTCGACAACCAGGCCGAAGATCAGCCCCTTACACTTTGGACACCGGAGCCTTGCGTACCGCTTCGGCACTCTTTCCGCCTCCCTCCAGAACGATCTCCTGTTCTTCCAGCAGCCGGACGACCGTTTTCGCATCACCGACCGGCAGATAGACGAAGTCGTAATTCTCCTCGTGCGCGACCTTGATCAGGTGCCGCAGCTGCTTCACCTTCCGCTCCCTGTCCGTCATTTTCTGCTCGCCTCCATGATCTTCAGGCTGATCTGGTTGCAGGTTTCCATGACACGGATCTTCCGGCCGGCGATCAGGATCGTGTGATCATAGTAGCCGCAGATGTGGTTCAGGTTCAGCACGATAGCCCCGCGCGGGACGAAGTCCATCATGTGGCCCTCATCATCCACATCGCAGGCGGCCCCCTGGAACTCGACAAACACGGAGATCGGCGAGATCTTGCTATAAGTGATCGGTGCCTCCTGTATTTGTTGCCTCTTGCTAAACATTCTGTTCACTCCTCCTCTTCAGTTCTTCCAGGATCCATTCGTGCGGCGCGATGGCGTAGTACTCGACGGTTGTGCTGCCGGTATTCCGATCGTAGATCACATGATGCTTCCGAATCTGCTGCTCTTCGATCAGCTGCTTATATGCTGCCAACTTCTCCGGCGGGATGTGCCTTTTCCATGTATCCCTGCAAAACGTCACGAGCTTCCTCCCATCCCTTGCAGCACACAGCGAGATACCCGAACTCGCTCAAGGCTGCAAGCCATTTTTTCTGAATGTCTTCCAGACGCCCGCCTGGTCGTTTCATTTCAATAAAAAGCCCATTGTATCCATTCATTGGTATCGGAAGCATAAGATCCGGAACGCCCTTCCGGCATCCCATCTGACTGTTTCTTACAATCCAGCCACGGCCTCCGGTCGTTTCATTAGGAATATGGAAAAGAAATTGCCCCCACGGAAATTGCTTTGCCCACTGGATCAGCTGCTTTTGATGCCAATCCTCAGAATGTCCTTCCAAGTGTCTTCACCTCCGCGCCATTTAGTATCGGAGCTGTTCCCCTATATCCGGGGTATCCGGTCCCCGGTATAGAGGGATCAGTCCCGATATGGGTATTTTTTACCTATATAAGAGTTTCGGTATTCGTATTCGGGATTTTACAGATCTGGGTCAAGGTCTTCCACCCATCTGGAAGTTCGTCCGTTTCCCTTCCTGTAATACCGTCTGCCCTTAATATAGATTTCATCTTCCAGGCGATAATGGACATATTGTTCGTTTCCTATCGTCGCGCACTCGAAATCCGTCTTCGTTCCGAAGTTTGCCTTCCGTCCACCGGCTTCTTCGAGCGTGATCGCCGTGTCTCCGTTTATGCTCCTTCTTGCGTCCAGCGTATCGCGGATGCTGTTGTACAAATCGCTTTTTGCCGTCTGGCCCTTCCCGACGCCTTTTCCGGATCCGCGGTTTTTCGCTGCGGATTTAAGATCCCCGTTTTCATCCAGCTCGTGAACTGGATAATGGAACCATACGCGGAATCGCGGAATCGGAGGGAACTCGCGCAGCGTTGCAGCGAACTCCCACCCGGTCAGGACGGCATCATCCGGGACTGACCGCAATTGTCTGTAATTAGCTTCACATCCGTCTGTTTTCACTTCCGTCATGTCCAGGATCGCGTCCGGGTCTCTTGCAAAAACGCCGGAGCCGCTCGATCTGTCCATCGCGTTATCGTATTTATCGATGGCGCCTTTGCTGTGATGATGACAATAAACCATTGCTACGTTCATCTCAGTGGCCACGCGGTCGAAATAGGAGCAAAATTGTGACATTTCTGTTGCGCTGTTCTCATCGCCGGTGATCACCTTGTAAATCGGGTCGATGATTATTGCCTCGTACATCTTGTCCTTAAACCGATGGATCAGAATCGGAGCCAGGCGATCCATCGGAACAGCATGCCCGCGAAGATTCCAGATGTCGATGTCAGCAACGTGACGCGGATCGAGGCCCCTCTGCGCGTAGATCTCCTTGAAACGATGGATACATGACGCGCTGTCCAGTTCCAGGTTGACGTAGCAAACTTTCCCCTGGCGGCATTTCATTCCAAGCCACTCAACGCCCTCCGCCATAGAAATCGCGAGATTCATCAGCAGGAAACTCTTTCCGGCTTTTGACGGTCCGGAGATCAGCATTTTGTGGCCGGTTCTCAGCACGCCCGGGATCAGTTCATCGTTCAGCGGAGGCGGATCGTCCCATACGTCCGCGAGCGTAATATCCGCCGGAAGATCGTCGGCTTGTTCCTGCCTCCAATTAATCCAATCCTGATAGGACTTTTCACCTATGTTTCTGGCGACGATGTACTGATATCCGTTTTCACGCTTTGCGCCTGGAAGGCGGCTGAGCCGGCTCGCGTTTTTGTCCTGCGGGTCCGGTTTGAATCCTGCTTTTTCAGCGTATTCATACAGATCGTTCACGCGCTGCCGGTACTGCTGCGCGTTTTCGGCATCAATCCGGACGATTGCGTGCAGGCTTTTTCCGCCGGAATGAATCACGAACGTGCATGGAAGGTGCATGGACTGAATCAGGCTGTACTGCTGCTCCAGCGGGATCTCATCGGATTCCAGCAGGCAATGCTTCCACCGGGTGACGTTCGTGTCGTTTTCGCCCTGTCCGTCCAGCGGGTTGAAACGGATCCAGATGCCCGCGCCTTCGTTTGGTGTTCCAAACCCGGTTCTTCCTGCCTTCAGGTCTCTGATGATCTGGCCGGCGGTCCGGCCGTAGACAGTCCCGGCCGGTCGCCATTTCCCCTTCTTCTGATCGTAGGTCGCCTGGACGCAGAATCCGACATAATCGTCTTCTTCAAATAGCGTTGTCAGGTATTCCAGCATCTCGCCTTTGCTGTTGTAATCGTTTGGCCTGTTTGGTACGCTCTGCACGGTGCCGTAATTCGGATCCAGGTGCACCTCGTCCAGGAGCAGATTGTGCAGATCGTAATGCCCGGCCATCGGGTCATCATTGGAAGGCGTGAATCCATACTGACACGCGATATGGTACAGGGTTCCGCCGGTGACATCGCTGCGGTTGAAACTCTTCCATTTGGATTGCATTTCACCTGCATTGTATTTGCTTCCGCGGCTGCTCCAATCGTCCCAGACTTCAAACGGAACGCCTTCATGTTTGAGGGCCATGCCGATTTTCAGCCATTCGTCATAAGGACAGTCCGGATTGATGCAGGACAGAAGCGCTGCATAATCTGTCATTCGTGCAACCTCCATCTCTTCCAACCGACGGCCGCAAGCTGGCTGAGCTTTTTGCTCGCCTGTTCAAAGGTCCAGTCGACAGGATCATATCCGTGTTTTTTGAGCGCATTGATCTGTCGGATGCTCGCTTTCCCTTCATTTGCCCGTTGGATCACCTTGTCCAGAAGTTTGCATGCGAATCCTTTTGTAACCCCATCTGCATCAAGACCGAACTTTTCGAGTGCTTTTACCTGTGCCTCTGTCGCGTCAGCCGTCTCCCAGGTGAAAATCGGCTCGTAATCCAGCAGGTCGATATCTTCCAGGAAGGTGAACACGTCCAGCGGATTCAGCAGCTTGCTCTTCTTTTTCTGCTGCTGTGCCAGTGCTGCGGCCAGTGCGGATCGACGCTGTTCCTCCGCGTCGGTTACTGCATCGAACAGATCAATTTCATCCTCTTCGGATGCTCTGGTTACTGTTTCCGTGTCTTCTGCGTTATCGGATGCGAGGTTTGCCGGTTTGCACAGGTTGTGCTTTTTGCACAGCCACAGGAAGTCGAGGATCAGCAGGTTTTCTTTCCCTGGTGAGAGCCGCGTGCCCCGTCCGATCATCTGCGCGTACAGGCTCCGGATCTTCGTCGGTCTCAGCACGACAACACAGTCCACGCTCGGGCAGTCCCATCCTTCTGTGAGCAGCATGGCATTGCAGAGCACTGCGCCCCGATCCGCTTTGTCAAACCATTCGAGCGTCTCCTTCCGGTCGGGGCTCATGCCGTTTACTTCCCGGGCGCCTGGGATCATTCCGGCCAGCTCCTGCGCGATGGAAATCAGCGGGCAGAACACGACGGTTTTCCTGGCTGACGCATACGTCTGAATTGCTTCTGCGATCTTCGGCAGATAAGGTTCCAGCGTCTCCGCGATGGAGTCGACCTGGAAGTCGCCGCAGCTGACCTTTACGTTGCTCATGTCGATCTCAAGCGGGATCGTCCGGGCTGTGATGTTGCACAGATACCCGTCTGATACAGCTTGCTTCAGTGCGTACTCGTAGGCGATGCCTTCATAAAACCGTGCCAGGCTCTTCTTGTCTCCACGATCCGGTGTGGCCGTTACCCCGAGGATTTTCGCTTCGGGGAACTGGCCAAGAACCGTCATATAACTGTCTGAAATTGTGTGGTGCGCTTCGTCAACGATCACTGTCCCGAACTGGCCGCTGTAGTTGCGCCGCATCATGGTCTGTACAGATCCGACCGTCACGCGCTGCAAGTTCGTTTCTGCCGCCTTAATCTTTCCGGTCGGCTCGCTGAACATGCTGTAATACTTGTCCCGGGCCTGTTCGATCAGTTCGTCCCGGTGTGCCAGGATCAGAACATTGCCGGGTCGTTCATGCGCCACGGTGTTGAAGACCACCGTTTTTCCGCATCCGGTCGGCAGTACAAGCAATTCACGCTGCCATTCGTTCCAGTGTGTGTTGATCGCGTCAACCGCTTCTTTCTGGTATGGTCTCAGCTGCATCAAAACGGATCATCCTCCGATACGACAGGCGTCATGCCCTTCTCGTAGTTCTTCCATTCCTTATCGTTCGCGCAGACTTTCGGCGCCTTGGACGGAGGGTAGCAGCTCTTGACGCTGGGGAACTCATTTCCGTTTGCACTTGTCCGGACTTCGATCTCGCAGATGCCGTCTTTTCCATTCACTTCGTCCATGTTGAACGTGAATTTCCCGTTCTCTTTACACATGCCGATACTTTCGGCGAACTGACGGAGCGCGAAAAGCGCCTTTGCGTAGACATTGAACGTGGATTTTACGGAAGCGATCTTGTATTCTCCGGCCTCGTTCGTGTAGGGAATGTCGAAATACGCGATCAGCTGCTGCGTGCCGTTCGGGATCTTGTCAGACTTCCCGCTGTAGAATCCCTCCTCGACATTCACCACGCGGAAGCGATAGGTTCCGGCGGGCACCACGTCGAACTGGTTGTCGTTCAGCTCCAGGTTGTGAAGATCATAGTTAGCCATTGTTGTTTTCCTCCTTAGCACATTCTATACAAAGTTTTTTCCCGTATTTTTCAAGGGCAAGCTCTGCAACTTCAATCGCAGAGTGCCCCAAACCGGCGCGAATCTCTTTCCCGCACTTCTCGCAGATCTCTCCGGGAAGTTTCGGCTTTATGCGGACCGCGTCCGTTTCCTCGCCGAACGCTTTCACCTTCTGCACAGTCAGCGTGATCCGATGCCCCGCCCACTCTTCGATGTACGGCGTGTTCAGCAGCTTGCTGATGGCCTTGCAGTTGGTCTTGTTCAGGATCAGCGGCTTTTCGTCAAACAGATGGGCAACAATGCAGCTGCTTGTTTTGCCATCCTGGCCGATGACCTCTTCCTGGCCGACGGATTCGATCATAACGATCTTCTCCTCGCCAGGATCGAACGCATACGCTCCGAGGTAATTGGGATTCGTCAGTTTCTTCCAGTGCGTTTCACTCATCTCCGAGCACCTCCCATTCCGGAAGAATCAGCTCATTCGTGCCGTATCCTGGCCACTCGCCTGTGTGGGAGCACTCTCTGTATTTCCCGAGAAGATCCCGCATGATCCAGACGCCGCGATCCAGGAAAGAGTCTCCTGCGTAGATGATATTGATCAGATACGGCGCGGTCTTTTCCTGCGCTACGAAAATGAAGTTTTTCGGATTGAATCCGTTTTCTCTTGCCGCTTCCATGTACATTGCCGCCTGGAGGTCGTACCCGTACCGGAGCGCCTCCCGGCTGAACGCTTTGGTGCTGGCGTCCGTCGTGGTCTTGTAATCAATAATGAATCCATCCGCAATGGCATCCAGCCGGCCCTTGCAGTTCACGCCGGTCTCACTGTCCGTCCATGTCAGCGCAAGCTCTGTCTGAAGATCCTGCTTGTTGAGCAGCGTTTTCCGGATAGCTTCAAATTCGGATTCCATTCCAATGATCTTTTCCATGTCGTCGCGACTGATAACTTCTTTCCCGGATTCCATCAGCTCCGCCCAAATCTGCTTTCCTTCCTTTGTCCTGCGGTCACATTCCGGCGCGACGGTGTACGCATCGCCGAAGGCTTCCGGCTGAAGCATCCGCGCATGAACCGCCCGGCCGAACTTCATGGCCGGAGTGTCTTCCTTCGGCGTATCGTGCATCAGGTGCCAGTAATGCAGCGGAGACTTCCGCATCTCCCACAGCGTGGACTTGTTCACATAAGGGATCTTTTCATAATTGAGTTCTTCACCTTTGATCAGCACTGTTTTTCTACCTCCTTCGCCATCTCCAGCGCTGCGATGGTCTCCCGCAGCTCTTCCTGCGATTCCGTCAGAGACGTCTTCGCGTCTTCAATCTCCTGGATCCGTTCTTTCAGCTCCAGAATAACTTCATCAATATTCATTTTTCCCTCCATTTGTGCTATACTTAGCACGTAACATAATGACCTCCGGCCGGGATGCTGTTGCAGCAGCACCCGGTCACTTTTTTGTTTCATACCCGACACACAGATCGCTGAACCGGTCCAGGTCTTTCTTCAGGAAGGCCGGCCTGGGCTGTTCCATGTCGATCCGGTAGGTGATCACCTTGCCGTCGCTCATGGCGATCCGGACGGTCTCCGGATACTTGCCGCCGATGGGTCCGTATTTCGCGTCCACCTTGGGGAGCGGGAGAACTTTCAGGTCGCTCACGCATCCACCCCCAGCCGCTTCAGGATTTCCGGCAGATCGTTCAATATGGCCTTCCACACCTGCACCTCCAGGCTCACTTCGTCCCCGTGCGGCGTCCGCCAGTCGATGCAATGGTGGTCAAAGTCCCTGTAGAACTCGCCGTACTGGTTGTGCCGGACCGCTGTTACCGTGAATTTCTCGTGCGGCTTGATCACAGGCTTCCGGATCTCTTCCCTCTCGTTCACCTTCAGGCCCATCTCTTCGCACTTGTCGAAGAACTTTTCCGCGGCATCCGTCATGCCCGCAACCGCTTCGGTCAGCGTGGCCTTCTCTGCCACCTTCTTCGTGGTCTTCCTTATCGTCCGCAGGTCCGGCAGTTTCGGCGCCAGCTCCGGCGCGTTCGTCTTCGCGTACTTCTTCAGCTCTGAGTAGGTGGTCTGCGGCGCTTTATAGCCGAAACTCAGCAGGAAGTTCAGCGGATTGTCTCCGCGCTCGATGGCCTCCACTACTGCTTCCAGCACCTTGCGCCGGTCGTTAAGTTTGCTCATTCTCTCTCCTCCTCTTTTCTTCGGTTTCCCGTCTGTGAACTCGTAGGGCTTCCGCCCCAGCCATTCTCTCTGATAGTTGAACCACGTAGCCCGGGGTGTCAGGTAGTCCTGGCTCCACAGATAGCCCAGGATGTCGCCGCCGGTCCTCTCCAGCTCCAGGCAATGTTCCAGGATAGCGATCTTCTCCTCGTCCGTCCGCAACCTGCTCACGGAACCACCTCCCGGATGAAAGCGCTGATACCGTTCCAGGCGAGAAGGATTAACCCGCCCACCAGTGCGAGCTCGAGCACCAGGGTGATCCACTTCCATAACTCGCTGTCAAAGAAGTTTTTCATCTCCCCACCGCCATCCATACGGTCATCAGTAGAACAGATCCGACAAAAGGCGCGGTCACCAGCACGAACCTGTAGATCCACCGGGCGGCGATTTCTTCCTCGCTCATCCGCACCCGGATCTTGTGGCCCAGGCTGGTCTTGAAGGTTTTGTACTTATCCATGTCACACCCTCCTCTCCAGCGCTTCTTTCAGCAGCTGCGCGATCTGATCCAGGCGCTCCTCGATCTGGCGGAGGCCCTGCGTCTTGTCAATGTGTTCCTCCGGCGTATCGTATCCGTAGGCCTTCAGGAATCCGATCCTGCTGATCTTCACCCGGTTCCCGCTGAATACGGCCGGGAATGGCAGCTGCCCGTTCCGTGCGTACCAGATGAGCCGGCTCTGGTTCATGTGCAGCACGCTGGCCACGGTTGCCGGCGTCAGCCAGTCATCCTTCATGGCCTTGACGTCGTCCATCGTCATCCTGATCGACCTCCATTCTCTTCACCGGCAGCCACTTGCAGCCGGCGCAGGCACCTTCGTGCTCGAAGTGGTACTTCCCGCAATGAAGGCACAGTTCGTTCGCGCAGTCCTTCAGATCCTGGCGAACCTTCCGCAGCGTTTCATCCATGTGTATTCCCTCCTCATTTCGTAATATGGCCGAATTATGTTAGTGAGATTTTTTTCAAAAAACTTCGTATTCATTACAGAACAACAACTTCAGCGTTTTCGCGGTTGGCCACTCGTTTCGCTATTTGGCTATATTGCGTTGATTCAAAATCAACTATTTTTGTAAAAAATAATGTTTTCAAGCGGGATTCTGTACAATTCGGACAGCGCGATCGCCTTGTCCGCGTCTGGAATCGTATATCCTTTTTCCCAGTTCATGATCGTCGACTTCGAGACCTTCAAAGCCTTGCAGGCTTCTTCCATCGTAAGTCCAGCGTTTACGCGCGCCGCCTTCAGCGAGATTCTGATGCTTTCCGACATTCTCAAACCTCCTTTCTTGTGTATTTTTGAGGAACCTGCCAACCACATGTAGTAGTTTAATCGAAATCAACTAAAATTGCAATACCCAAAATAGAACAATTTTTGATTTTGATTTGATTTTTTGGTTATTTGTGATAAACTTATCGCCGGAGGGATCATAATGCAAAATAAGACCGTCAAGGAAATTTTCTGGGAAACGCTTCCTGTAAAGATGAAGATCGCAGGCGTCCGCGCGATCGACCTGGCCGACAAACTCGAACTAAACAAGGCGACAATCAGCAATTGGATGAACCGGAAGGCCTTCCCGGAGATGGACAATATCCAGAGGATTGCCGATGTCCTTAACTGCACCACAGACGACCTGCTTGGCCGGAACGCTCCAGAGAACGCCATCGACTTCGATAAGGCCCTTGTCGCTTCGTACCATGCCGCGGATGTGGCCATACAGTCTGCGGTTTGTAAACTGCTCGATATTAAAGGAAGGAGTTAATTACCATGAAGAAACTGATCACCCTGATCCTGATCCTGGCGCTGGCCCTGCCGGCGCTCGCCCTGGCTGACGATCCGTTTCGGATTACGAAGCACTACTCACTTCACATCGATACCTACGCTGGCGACGCCATGACAGCGAAGGGCGGGAAGATGTTCGACTTTGATTCTGAAACATACGACCTTTATCTCGCTTCGGATGGTTCCACTGGATACCTGATCTCTACCACATGTACCGCTGGTTTGTTTATTAACAGCGGGATGGCTAAAGTATCCGTTGTAGATCTGAACGGCCAGATGTTCCTGCTGGATTCCGCGGGGAATCATATAAACATTATGTACGACGAAAACGGTGACCTGTGGATAGACATGGGCCTTCATTATTATCGGATGCAGCTGGTGAACCATGTAAGCATATACAAAGACATGAAGTGAGGAAGTGATCCCATGATCTGCCAAAAATGCCGAAAATCTTCCACTTTGGATGCACCCTACTGCCCCTATTGTGGAAAAAAACTGTCACTTTTTCCAAGAAAAGCCCGACCGAAGACCCGTGGCAACGGAACCGGCACGGCCTTCAAGCGGGGGAACAGCTGGACGGCCCAGGTCGTGATGAAGTATGAAGACCTGCCGCCCTTCGATCCGGACAATCCGGAGAACGCGCTGCCCAGGAAGAAAATCACCCGATCAAAGGGCGGATTCAAAACAAAGGATGCCGCGCTGCAATATTGCCCGATCCTGAAGAACGGGCCGGAAAAGTCGAAACAGGCGCCCACCCTGGAGCACTACTGGAAGACATTCCAGAACGGCCACTATGAGTCTGTTGGAATGTCGAAGAAATATGCCTATGACATTGCGTGGCGCCGGCTGGAATCGATTCAAACCACACACATCGATCAGCTGACTGTTGCTGACCTTCAGAAGGTTGTAGCAGATAACTGCACATCATACAACACCGCCAGAGACGTAAAAACCCTGCTGATGGCACTCTTCCGGACGGCAGCAGCTGAAGGATACGTCAATAAGGACTTGCCGACATTTATCCAGCTGCCGAAGCAGGAGGAAACGGAGCGGATCCCATTCAGCGAAACAGAACAAGCGGCCATCTGGAAACTGTACGAATCCGGAGACATGCGAGCCGCGCCGATCCTGCTGATGATATACACTGGCATGATGCCGATCGAAGCAATGGCTCTGACCGTGGACAAGATCGACCTGGAACACAGGCAGATTGTTGGGGCCGGTGCAAAGACGAAGGTCCGGAAGGCCACTCCGATTGTCCTTGCGGAATCTATTGTCCCGGTTGTTGAGGATCTGATCGCCCACGCGAATCCAGATGGAACGCTCTGGAAGGGCGGCTGCAAGCCGTGGTATAATCGTTACTACAAAGCGCTGGAGGCTGCCGGTGTCCGTCGCCTGTCGCCGTATTCATGTCGGCACACGACAGCGACCGCGCTGGCCATTACAGAAGGCGTTGCCCCGCAAACTGTCCGGAAGGTCATGCGCTGGGCAAACACGAAAATGCTCGACCGCTACGCGCACCCGGATCAGTCCGACGCCCTGGCGGCGGTAAACACGATCAATTCCTCCCGGTAGAACATACGCTTATTCCTAACATATTCCTAACATTGACTTCCTCAGCCCTTGTGTTTCAACGGTAATCCATCCCTTGCACAGGGAGGGAGCTTTACTTTTTCGGAAGAGCTCCGCAGGCGCCAAAAATCCTGCGGAGCCTTATTTTTCAACAATCATCTTACTTGCTCGTAATTTGCCAGAGCACCCAAAAACGGCTCTGACATATCATGGAAAAGAGGTCTACTCCTAACGTATTCCTAACATTTTTCAAATAAAAAAAGAGCCCTGGGATTTCTCCCAGGGCATTTTGTTATTCACCGTCAGGCGGCTGTTTTTCCTGTTTCGCGTACTGCATGGAGCTGATCCCGAGCAGGGCGCCCAGGAACGTATCCACCGCGCAGATGGTGGCCGTGATCTCCGTCACCAGAGGCCAGCCCCAGATCTTGCCCAGGGCGGCCCACAGGGTGGCCAGCGCCGGCAGGACGATCTGTGCGATGAACTTCAGGACGTCGTATACATTATTGCTCATCTTCATGTTGTTTCCTCCTCATTGTACAGCATGAGCTTCCATGGGATGTGCTTCCGGCGGGATTGCCGGCAGCGCTCTGACCTTGTCGTAGATGTCGCTGATCACATTGTTCGGCCCCAGCGCTTCATACTGCGTGTACATGTTCTCGACATTGTCACGCTCGCCGGCGCCGATCCATCCGCGGGCCAGATAGTGGTTGAAGGCCTGCAACAGCCGGTCCCTCAACAGGGCCTGCACGCCCAGCATGGTCGCTTCGTTCTGCTTCTCGACCCGCTGGCTGGCCTCTTCACTGTCCGCGACCCGCTTCTCCA